AAAGGCAGAGTTAATCATCACAGGCTTACCACCCAAAGCAGTCTTTACCTGTTCTAAGAACTTAGCAAGTCGAACTAAATTAGCTAACTCGTCAGCATTAGGCGTGTTATCAAACTGACGATGGTCAGTGGTCGTTAGTTCTTCTAAGCTGAAATGTAGGCTAAGGGGTGTCATTTTTCTTACTCTTCATATCCATGATCTTCTCAAGAGTACGTCCGCCAAAATAGAAGGACATAATTAACATACCCCACTGCCCAAGCAGTTCTACATAAGGTTGATGCACATTCATTTCAAACGCACTCATAATTGCAAAGGATGCATATACAACCAAAATAAATATAAGCGTTCCTGGACGGATGTTTTTAGATAGCCACGAGTCTGAACTCATGTCCGCTTCTTGGCGTTTAGTGAGTTCTTGGGCTTCTATATTGTCGGCATTAAGTTCAGCCAACCGACCTTCTTGTTGCATCTGTAAGAGTTCTTTTTGAGCCTTTGCCTTGGCTTCAGGGTCAGGGATAAACTTGTCTAGGACTTTCATCCCAACATCTACTAGTGCGGCAATTGGAAACATTATTTCTTACTCCCCCATATCATTTTTAACTTTGTTTAGTCTGTAAATTATATTTTTAGCCTTTAAAGATGCGTCTTCATAATCAATTGCATATATAGTCTCAAACGTTTCTTGCCCATGCTCATCAACCATATCTATTTGCCAAAATTACCTAACTTAAATGGTTTTATAGCTTTAATTTCAATCATCGCCAACGACCCCATGTACATTCGTAAGCTATCCAAGTTGCAAATATGTAGCATAGTGCCATAACGCTTTTCATTACCCGCCTGTCGTGTTGCTCTAAATATCTATCTTGCCGTTCTTCCCATTGCTTTCTAGCTTTAATACCTTGTATTTCTTCCCAAGCGTGACTGCCGTATTTCTTGGTTATTTCTTCTTTAATCTTTTCTTCAGACTGCTTGGCTAACATTAGCCTTTGAAACTCATCTACCGCCTCGATAATTGTTGTGGTATCAGGGCTTACTTCTCTTGAATTCTTCCTTGATGCCGCTCTTTCTTTTGCCGCCTTATCCGCTACTGCTAAAACACCATCAATTGCCTTACTAAGTTCTTCAGATGCCTTTACCGACTCATTAAGAGTCTTTGTGACCTGTTTCGTGCCATCTATAATTCCAAATGGATCGGGCATGATTCAATTTAAAATACCTCTCCGCCAGCGGCAGGAACTGAAGTTGCATGAATCGAGATATGCTGTCTAAGGTTCAAAGGCGCCCCGCAGTCTGAGCAGACATCGGCTTGTAGCTCGGCTTCATCTAAGTCGTAACCACACGCCGAACACACCACTTCTATTTCGTGGTGTGGCTCAATCAGTCCACCTTCTAGTGTTCTAGCCAAAATAGTTTTTTTCATATTTACCTTTTAAAAGTAACTAAACCAACCAGTAATAATATATTTATCGCTTGTATTTGAAACTACTCCACGATGGGTAAAAGTCCAATCAGCAGGCCATATTAACGTCTTACCTTTTTGTGCTTCTACGATTAACTTTTGATGGTAAAACTCAGTCCCCCCATCAGGCACACTATTTAAATAAGTCATAAACACTAAATGTCGCACACAATCTGGATGGTTAGCAGATAAACGCTCTGTGTGCCATTTTTTATACCCTTGACCAGGTTTGTAATGCTGAATATTAATACGTTCTTTTATTCCCCAACTAGCGTAATAATTGCTCATTGGATACTGCTCAATATACTTAGTTACTACTTTTTTTAGCTGTTCTACATATGTTTTTAATTGTTCATGATCTGGATTTAAAATCACATCAGTAGATGCTTTTACTTCTTCGTCAATTACTGCTTGCCCAACATCGTTAAGTACAATACCAACTTTTTTATCTACTGTATTGTTAAATTTTTCAATTATGTCATCACAAATTGCAGTATCAATAAATTCTTCAACAATAAAATCAGACATTATTTTGTTTTTTATCTATTTTACTTCTTCTACTTCATTTTGAATAGGCATCCATTTACCTAAATAGCCCATAGGATCATTACGATAACGCACTTGCATTTCTAATGTGCCATCTTGTTTTTGTAATGTCCTAAACTCAGGCACACTATTAGGATAAATTCTGTCTTTTGCGTATTCAGTCATTATCCTTTTCCTTCTTCAAACACATTAACAAATACAGTTTCATCTTCTAACGCTTCTATTTCATGCCAATTTTTACCTTGTAAATTAACGGGTTGCGTATTTTTATTAATAATTAATTCTTTTCCTTCGACCCGTATTACACAAGAACCTGAATTGCACATAGTTGCATGATTGTAAACATGAGTATGTTTTGGTAAGCCTTGTCCCTTATTGGCGTGATACACATGTACTGTTGCGCTTGCATAAGTAAATAAATGTTTAGGCGGTATTGCAATCATTACAAATTTTGTGTACCAGTTGTGGGGGTTAGTTCAGTTGGCGGAACAGGAGGAACATAAGGCGCTACAGGACCAAACTCGCCTGCATTAGCACGATAATATAAATCACGACCATAGGCTTCAGGATCCCATGTATTTGCACCAAATGGCATTTCTTCAGGAAATTCTTCCCATTTAACAATCAGAGAAATGGCTGTGCCTTCTTCGTTGTTATAAACGGGGTCTTTTGCATATTCTAAAGTTAACATATTTTTTCCTTTCTGTAATTAAGATACTCGGCAGGCAATACCTGTAGGGTTTGCAACATTACTGTTGTCTGACGACATCCATTTCCATGTGCCTGACAAATTATTAGTACGAAATAATGATCCTGTAAGCCCAAAGCAACCACTTCCAACACTCAGATTAAAACTTTGGATTTGCGCTGTCCCGCCACCTGCGGAATAATTAGTGCCTGATGAACGAGAAGTGTTGCCGCCATCATTGGAGCAATAACAATAACTACCTACAGAATTAAATGTAGGACACGCAACAACTAAAGTTCCTGTAGAAGTAATTGTTCCACCACTAAGTCCGTTTCCTGTTGCTACGGATGTTACTGTTCCGTTACCGTTACCATTGCCATTACCGTTACCATTTCCTGTACCAGCGCCTAAGTTTGACCTTGCAGTAGGAGCATCTGTTGCGCCTGTTCCACCGTTTGCTACGGCTAAAGTACCAGCAAGAGTGACAGCCCCTGAAGTTGCTGTGTTAGGAGTAAACCCTGTAGTTCCTGCAGAAAATGTAGTTCCCGCAGCGGGGGCTACTGAAGTCCAAGCTGAACCGTTTGAAGTTAATACATTACCGTTGGTGCTAGGGGCTACAAAAGTCACATTACCCGTGCCGTTACCAATTAATACGTTATTAGCTGTAAGCGTTGCAAGTCCTGTACCACCAGAAGCTACAACTAGAGGTGTGCCTAGAGTTAAAGAAGTTAAATGCGTAGTTGCATCGACTACGTTCGTGCCGTTGTTATAGACAAACATGGTCTTACCAGCGGCAACGGCTATGCCTGTACCAGATGTGTTTTTTACCGTAACGGCATCTGCTAAGCCATTATTAATGAGGTAAAGCTTCTCAATCTGACAGCCTGAACCAAGGATTAAGTTTCGTGCACCGCCTGATGTACCTGTAAGGTTTAGTCGTAGGTTACGAGCAGTCTGCGCTCCGTTTGTATCCGTAAGGGTAACGGTGACGTCTGAACTAGAAAAAGCAACATCGGCTGAACCTGTAATGGCTTCTCCAAGGGCTACAGATAAGTTATCGTTAGTAGTTGTTCCCCAAGTGCCTGTCTGTTCACCTGTACCGATTAGCTCTACTTTAAGAGTGCTGTATGTCGATGCCATAATTTGTCCTTTATGCTGCTATTTCAATCCAATTCGGAGTCTGACTAGTATCAATTTCTAACCAGAAAGACACCGTTCCAACCTGCCCTACTGACTGTACACCTGTAACGGTTACATTTGCGCTTGTTATAAAACCTACAGTTCCTATAGACCCTGTAGCACTTAATCCTGTTACGGGGGCATTTGCTGAAGCATCTACAGTTACAGAACCTTGTCCAACTGTGCCTGCTACACCCGTTACACTTACATTAATATTATCTGCAATTACTACACTGCCAATACTACCAACAGCTTGAAGCCCTGTTACTGGAACGTTTGCCGCTCCTACTACTGCTACACCCGCTACTGATCCTGTGCCAGAAATACCTGTAACAGAAACATTAATACCTTCTGCAACTCCTACTTGACCTATTTGTCCCGTGCCGCTAACACTTGTTACATCTACAACTGCTGTGCCTGTAACTTCAACTCCGCCAATACTTCCTGTTGCTAATAGTCCTGTTACTGGAACGTTTGCTGCTGCTGCAACATTAGCATCGCCTATTTGTCCTGTACCTGCTACTCCTGTAACAACAACTTCAGTTAATAGCGTTACATCGACTGAGCCTATTGCTCCTGTACTACTAACTCCTGTAACAGATACATTTGCCTCTGCTGATACAGAAACGCTACCAACTGATCCTGTGCCACTAACTCCTGTAACAGATACTTTTACACCTTCTTGAACTGTTACCTGACCTAAAGAACCTGTACCAGATACACCCGTAACGCTAACCGATACATTCTCTACTACAAATACTTGTCCAATTGATCCAGTTCCTACAAGCGATACATTACCTTCGCCCCAAGGTGAGTCTCCCCATCCTTCGCTACCATAACCTCCTAATGCAATTGATACATCAGCCACACCGCACTAACCTTAAGCGATGCGGATAATTGCACCAGTCGCAGTAGCCGCTGGGAACACAATCGTAAACGTACCTGCAGTCGAAGCCTTAGAACCACCAAAATCCAAGACAGCTACGGCTGGATTACCTGTTGCGGTGTCGTTATAAATCAAAGCGCCAAATGCTGTAATGGTCGCAGTGGTAAACGATAAGTCCGCAAAGTCAGTAAGCGCTGTAGTTCCAGAAGAAGTTGGAGTAACTTTAGTTAGTGTTCCGCCTCCTAATGAGTACGAACCAGAAGCTGCTACTTCGTTAGTTGTTGTATAAGCTGTAGTAGCCGCAGTAAACGAAGCTGAGTTGTTATACAAAGCTAGTTTAAACGTCTGACCAGAGCCAGTTGAAAAGTTATGCACAGCCTTTAAGATTTGAACCTTAAAAGATGTTGGCATGAAGTTACCTGTAAAAGCCATTTAAATTCTCCTTAATAAATTAGCAGCCTCAACTTCACCGCCTTGTACACAAACTTGAATGCAACTAGCCCTTTCGGACTGTGCTGCACGACTCAAATATTCAGAGATTGTACGCTCTAATGCTTCTCTGAAATACTTTGCTTGCTCTCGAATTTCGGGTGGGGCAGTTTCTGATACCCCAATGATCCTATTTACGCAGAGTTCTGTCAATTCTTCAAGCGGTAAACCGCCATAATTGCTTGTTTTTACGATGGGGCTGATAATATCGCCAGTTTTAATTTCAAACATTTATGTCCTCTTTGCTTCTGGTGGGCTGTACTCCACCTCGTCTTTTACCGTATCTTTGATTTCAGAGTATTTTTTAGCCACAAATCGTTCATTTTCTAACCCTACGACCAGTGGATCACTAAGACGGTGGTAGCCATAGAGCTTATTAATAGTCGGCTCACTAGTATCTAACAGACATGATCCTTGAGCTATACCAACCTTAATACCCCGTTCCATTGCCTTTGCTAGTAAAAACTCGCAACACGCCCTACCTGCCTCGGCAAAGTGGACTACGTTTTTGTAAGAAAAATCAATCCCATACAGGTGAATTTGCCCTACTTTGGCAGCAATTGCATAGCCAATAGCAAAAGCTACGGTGTTATTAAAGTATCCCGTCCCGCAAGCGTTCATTACTTCTTCTAGAGGAAACTCTACTAATCCAGGACAACGGGGGTCTAATTCACAGGTATAGATTGGTCCTGTGTGCTTTTCTAGTACCGACCGCATAAGTCCAGTTTGAGTGCCTGCATCATCACTATCTAGGAATCGGCTGGCTGGATCCATCATAAAGACTCGGTCGTGGTAAATCACCCCTGCCATAGCGTTAATTGCCCATACTTCATCAATTGGCTGAGAATGGGTCTTGGCTAGGATGAACTGACTATGAGATTTACCCATTGCCACAATAGCAATACTTTTACCTGATAAGTCTGGAACTCTATTAATCATCTGACTGGATACCTTACTTGTCCACTTCTGTAGGCATCTTGACGCTCTTTTGCATCGCCTAATTGTTTGAGTTCTGCCATGGCTCTGCCATAACGTTCTTTGTATAAATTGACCGCATCGGCATCGGACTTCATAAAGTTAGCCGCTTCTAATAAAGCACCATATAACAGTACTGAATCAAAATTATCCCCTAACCAAGACGTCCCAGCCGTCACAATGGAAGGCGGATAGTAGAAATAATGAAGCTCGGTAGCGTAGCTGGCATCTGGAGTAGGTCCAAGAATAAAGGTGCTATCGTTAAATACAGCGTAATACTGGGGTTCTCCAAAAAACGCAGCGTCTGTATCTGGGAAAGACTCACGGATAAAGTTGACGTCTTTGTTCAATAGATACTTATACTCATTCCCCGCATTAATCACCGCAAAACTAAAGGTAGCTAACCAGTCTGTGGGGGTTGTTATGTACTTATTGCCACTAGTCATGTTACCTGTAACGTTTTGGCGAAATGCAGGTAGTTGGACGGTATTAAAGACACTTTGCTCTGCCAACTGCACAAAGCGGGCAATCTGCTCGGCAGACGTAAACGACCCGACTGTTGCTGGGAAATCGTTCTCAGCAAAGCCTTTAATAGCAGACGTTAACTGCGTGTAATTCATCCCATCTTCCCACTAGACATACGACCTTTAGTTTTGCGGTGATTAATGCGGGGAATGAGTATAAGTATCTATTGAACAAAGACGTCAACTTTATCCGTGAG